CGGCGAGAACCTGCCGTTTCCGCGACAAACTTTTCGTAGATGTCCGGATGTTGGGCTTGGAAGGCTTTAGCGTCGAATCGTTTGCTGCCTTTGCTGTTTTTCCATGTAGCGAGAACTTTTCCATCGAAACTCACCAGTTCGCTCGACCATTGCATATGATTCTGGATAGCAGTCAGGAGGTGTTCTTCCTTTTCTTCTAGCCGCTTGATTTCTTCCTTAACGAACTTGAGAGCTTCTGCTGCCTTCTCAATGGGCTGAATAGCGACTATGGACGTTCCTGTGTCTTGGGCATAGATGAGCTTGGTCTGCTCTGTATTTTCGGCTTCTAGGGGTGTTTTATTCGATACAGCAGCCCAAAACTTAGCCATATCCTTGATTAGTTCCTCTTTTTGAGCTTCCGAAATAGTGAATTCGAACGTCTCAAAGTTTTGCCCACCGAATAGGACTGCCAAAACGATGCGTTCAACATTATGGCAAGCTGCCTCATGGATAAGCTGCGCCATGTCAGCAACCGGAATAATCCCTGCTTCTGAATCAAACTTGTTGCGTACCGCCGCATTGTAATTTTTGGCCTCAACCAGCGTTTTACCGTCCGCAGAGATGAAATCGAAATGGCTGCGTAACCATCCTTCTTTGGGGTGTGTAAGCGCATAGTCAGCGTCCTTCAATTCAATTTGTAGCTTGTCCTGCGCTAATCTGCCGATAGTTGGCTGCATAACGTGACCCATCTGGACAGCTTCCACTTGAGACAAGTCTGGACGTTCTTTCAAGCCTAATTTCTCTAGGACAGCTTCGTTACCGCGACCGTTGGCTGCTTTTCTAGAGTCACCCGACCACCAAGCCGAGTTACGGACTTCAGGTGCGAAATCTGATTGGTCATTTGCCATTATTTATCTCCACAAGTTAGGAATAGTAATTCTGCGAATAATTTAATAATCTTGTCCTGCTTATCTACTTCTGCTTCTAACATTTCAATCTGGTCACGCATTTGCAGCTTCTCTGTATCTGTCTCAAAAGGTCTAAGAAGGTCTTCTACGCTTATTGCCTTTAGGCTCTCTGTTTGGGTGTTCATTGGGTTGCTCCCTTAATGTTAGGAAAATTGACATCTGGAAATAATGCGGCAAGGTCATAGATGACAGGCTCCACTGGTTCAAATAGAACGCCCTCAGTAGTACAGGCGCGAGTATCTAGCCGCATGACGGCGCAATATTCGGACTTTAAACCGCCCTCAACTAAGTCAACGCCGATACTTGGATGAAAACAGGAACGTGATTTGTAGTGCTTGCAATCGATGCAAAGTTTCATGATTACCCCTTTACAGTTAGGAAAAGATAGCGCGGCGATCAGCCGCGCTGATACTACGCTTGGTTAAGAAAGTCCTTTGCTTCAGCCAGCCAATTAGACAGGTCTGGATGATTGAAAAACTCAAATGGGTTGATTTCTTTGCCGTCGGTACTGTCATTCAAAGCGTTGACAATACGGCGTACTAGTTCAGCAGATTGATTCATTTGATTACCCTTTCATGGTTAGGAAATACAGCATAAATATAAAGGTTAGATAGATTAGATGTCAAGATATTTGTGGTTATCCTCCTTCTTTATGTTGTTGTCGCACATGGTACAAATGGGCAAACCGTGTTTTTTGGTTGAAACAATGTATCTAGACTTTTTCATGCCGCCAGTTGCATACATTTTGCAGAATGAATTACTACCATTCCAGTAATGTGCTTTACCTGTTAAAGACTTCCTGACTAGATATTTCATTATCTATAGTCCCGTTCACCAAAAGACCCCCCTACCCCAAACCGAAAAGGGTAGAGAGGGAAGGTTCACCGCCCACAATGGGCATCGTCATGCTACGGATTGGCTACCGTACGCCCCTCGGCTTGACGATTCGACCAGCCGACCGGATTATTCGGGAACTGCCCCCTAGCTAACTTCAGCATACCGGCTACGCTTTTCTCCCGCGCCACCACGTTTAGGTGCTTGCTATCGTGCGGGGTACGGCAAACGCTTTGGGCAATAAAAAAAGCCAGTTACAACTGAGTCCGGTAGTGGTTCCCCTAAATCGGCGGGGAGACAGACTCATGTGTAACTGGCTTCTATTCATTGACCACTACGTCAACAGTTGCGAATCTACATGCGCGTGGGGGATTTTGTCAATCCCCTGGCGTTAAAAAAGTCCACAGAATCCATGCAACTATCGTCAAAAGCATTACGCCCATGCCCATAAATATCCCCCCGACTAAGATTGTGAATAAACTGGCAAGCATTACTTCACCCTTGTGCGAATAGCTGCGGCAATACCTTGCGGAGTTGCGCGTAGACTACAATTGCTAACCATTTCAGCAATTGCTTCGCGCTCTGCTGCTGCGACTAACTTGGCAAAGAGTTCAAGCTGTTCATAATCAAACTCAAATCCCCAGCCGTTAGTAGGTTGACCCGCAGCAACTGAATATGCAAGTGCAATAATGATATCTCTATCCATTTTTCCCCTCTTGCGCTGCTTTGATTTCAGCAATTGGACGCCAGCCAAACTTGCGCCAAGTGCGCGTGACGTCAGTATTATTGGCAGGAATCCATTCTCGACCTTCTAAAAGCCCGATAGCAGGGCTAACAGAGCTTGCCAGTAGTTCCACATCCCGAATCGTCTCTAATCGCTTAAAGACCCGATTCTGAACTTCCAATTCAATGTCAATCATTGCGTTTTTTAATTTACCCATTATTTCCCCCTATGCGTTTATTTCAGTTGGCCTACTAATTTCAGATGCCAGTTTTTGATTTTTAGAAAACTGAATTGCATCACTCCAAACACCATGACAATCTGCTAATAAACTGTACCATTCACGATGAATTGAATTTTCATAAAAATTATCGTCATCACTGGACAATAAATATTCAATAGTTGCTTCTTCAGGCACTCCAGCACTATTTGCAATTGCTTTAACAAATGCTTTTTCATTCTCAGTTAATAAATCAAAGTTATTCATAAAACCCCCATAAAACGATTAGGAAAGCCAGTAGGCCGATTAAATAGGCTAGCCAGTAGTTGACTAGCCTGAGCAGATAAAACGTCTCTATGCGCCCAATTCTGACAATAATTCTATCGTCGCTTGCGCTTGTTTTAATTCGCTCAAAATGTATTCATCAATGTGTCGAGCGATAAATCTATAACCGTCCGGCATGGTTATCAAGTACGCACTACCGTACTCATACAGATTGAATTTGTCGCATATTTTCTGGTCATTTACTGACATAGCAAGTGTTGACATGGTTATCTCCAAAGTTAGAAAGAAAGCAAAACAAAGAAAAACAGATAAAACAGAGCAAAGCCGATAAGGCCAATAGCATATTCAAAGAATGATTCAGGCATTTTCTGTTTCCTCCTCGTCCTGATAATGCTCTGCTATTTCTTGCCAGTTGACATCCTCAAGAAATGCCAATGCGTAATCACGGCCTACACCCTCGTCCGTGGTGTCGATGATTATTTCCTCGACAAAATCCCGTGCTGATTCCGCTGTCCATTGGCACTCGGAACCGTCGAACATTTCAAGATTGACGCGCCAAGTAGCGTAGTTTGTCCAGCCGTTATAAGTAGTGTTTTGCATGGTATACCCCTTAAATGTTAGGAAAATGCCGGAATCCGTCCGGCAAGCGGTTTGATTAAGAATTAAACTTGTCTGCAAATGCTTGTGCTTCTTCGCGGGTTTGGAATGGTTTACGGCCAATTCCGACGGCACCTGAGCGATTGTCGCGCACAGTCCAACCAGCAATCACAATCTGCCAGTTTTCAGCATCGGCAGAATTGACATACGGAACCGCACCGAGAATTGATGCTGTACGTCCCGAAACATGTTTCCAGTGTTTAGATTCGATAATTTCATAGCGCATGGTGTACCCCTTGTGGTTTAGGAAAGTGCCGGTAACTGACCGGCGGCAGGTTTAATCAGAATTCGTTAGTAAGTATCTCGATTGCTTTTCTATCATCCCTACTTTGTAAAGCCTCGACTAATTCCTCATTTTCGAGGGCAACATAAGGGTCAATCAATAATTTCAGGCAAATTGCTGCGAATTCGCTTTTAGTCATGTTTTCCCCCTTTAAGCAATGTAGTTAGTTGAAATCTGGTGACGTTTTGCGTCATAGCCTGCAGGCTTACGTTGACCGCCGGTGAGGAAAAAGCTAACCGAAAACCCTTTGTTTGCTTCAAATTGGTTTTCTTGTATTAGCTTTTGTTTGAGTGTTTGAACTTGTTGTGACAGCTCGTCAAGCGTACCGCTAAAGTTTTCACGGTAGATTGTTTGCATTGGCTCTGTAAAGACTATGTTGCCTCGCTTTTCAGACTTGTTTGCAAGAACTATAAATTCGTATGCTTTAGCCATTGTTTTCACCTTAGGAAGTGGTTTAATCAAGTGTTGCTGGAACCTATTATATAGACGAATACGATTATGTGAAGTGCTTTGTATATATTTATATTTAAAATATACCCTTTGTATTTATAAAAGATAGTATATTTATATCAGAGTAACTATATACATATATATATGTATA